ATAACGGACTCTTTAAAGGATCATTACAAAACGATAGTCAAGAATTTATGAATTGTGTTCTTGATAGGATTCATGAAGAACTTAAAAAGACGGTACAAGTCAATTATGTAGATATACCAAAATCAGTAGTCAGTTTCAGAAGAAGTGTTGAGAAATTCAAAAATAGATTAAAAAATACTATTTTGCCTGATGACGAAAAAGCAATTTTATTGGTAACATATAGAAAATATTTAGATGAACATATGGAAGAATATGTTGTAAATTCATCATTAGAATACTGGGAGAAACATATTATGAATAGTCATTCGATCATAAGCGATATATTTACTGGTATGACATATTCAGCAACAACATGCAAAGATTGTAAATTTACATCACTCGCATTCCAACCATATATTTCATTGTCTCTCGCTATACCAGATTCGCATTCATCTGTAAAATTAGAAGAATGTTTAAAAAATTACGCATCGACTGTGACATTGACTAATACACCAACTCAGGAAAATAAATATAAATGTGATAACTGTAAAGGATACAGAGATGCATCACAGAATACATTTTTATGGAATTCTCCGGAGATATTAATTATTCATATGAAAAGATTTACAAATAAAATGATTGGTAATCATTGTTACACAGAAAAAAATTCGACAATGATTGAATATCCATTGAAAGATTTGGATCTTAGTAATGCATACTCACCATATAATAAGAAGAATTATAAATACGAATTGTATGGTGTAGTTAAACAAATGGGATCGTTGAATGGAGGACACTATATAGCATGTTGTAAAAATCCCATAAACGATAAGTGGTATGAGTTTGATGATTCGCATGTTACCGGTATACCCACAGCTAAAGTAGAAAATGAAGTAATTTCACGTAGTGCCTATATGTTGTTCTACAAAAAACAATATACAACAACTGAAATAGATGATAGCAGCAATTAGTTTATACAAAATAAAATAAACTAATTATGAATACACTTTACATAAGTATTTTGCAAAAATTAAATAAACAAAATTTATTTAGGTTCAAATACAACAATAATCATTTTAGTGAGTTTGTAGACAAATATATCGCCAAATTGATCCAGTTCTGTTTTAAGGAAATCGATATCATAATTTGAGGGAAGTTTTAAGACGATTAATTTTGGGACAGATTTTGCAATAGTATGAATATTTTGATCAGAATTTTTATTAGAAAATGTTAAACAACAATCTTCAATACTAATGTCGTTAATATGTAATCTTAAATTATCATTTCTTTTATAGTTCCTACCACCCCACGGAGGATCAACAAAAATAACATCATGATGTTCAATTTGAGGAATGATTTTCATCATATCATCACAATATAACACAACATTTTTTAATTTATACGCGTTTACATTGTTTGTCAAATAATTATATCTTTCCCTGTCTAATTCGATGGAATTAACATATCTGAATTTTGAAGAAAATGAAATAGTATCACCACCAACACCAGCAGTACTATCCGTAATGATAGCTTCTGCAACGTTAGTTCCTTTTTTAGTTAGATGTTGAATGATAATATTTGTTATTTTTTCAGCATCTTCTGGAATTGTTATATACATAACTGATTCAGAATCGATTTTTAATCGATATAATAAATTTTTTTCAATAACTTGTGGGAATAATCTCTCCAAATATATTCTTTTGCCATGCATATGATAATATACCAAATTAATATATACTTATATATTTATATATTAAAGTCAATATATATACATGTGTTTATATCTATACAATAGTTTTAATATTATAGATCACATGCAAAATGATTTTCAACTATTTTAATTACATAATTGTACAACCACTTTCTCCTTCTTCCTCCACTAATTTTCTTTTATCCTCTTGATCTTGTATTTTTTTTAACATTCTTGCTTCGTATAGTTTTTTTAAATTCATGTTGTATATATTACGACTCACTAATTGTTCGCCAGTTTCCCCGAGAGCTAATGCTTCCTCATCTATCAAATTTATATTTATATCTTTTCCTCCTTCTCTTATTCTAATTTCTTCTTGTCTGCCCTGTTCTCTGGGAGGTTCTCTTATTATTATTTCTTGTCCCTCTCCATGTCCTCCATGTTCTTCTCTATGTTCTTCTCTATGTTCTTCTCTATGTTCTTGGATAGGTTGTCTTATTATCACTTCTTGTCTTCTAGATTGTTCCAAAGGTCCTTCAATAACATCTACACTTTGTTTATGTTCTCTATGTTCTCCATGTTCTCCAATATTAGATTGTACATATGTGGGTGGATGTGTTGGATATGATGGATGCGGTATATGTTCTTCTTTTTGTTCTTCAATATATTCATCTATGATTGCATCTTGTCGTTTGACAACATTATTAAATCTGGTTTCTAATTGGTCAACTCGTCTGATAACATCATCGATTTTCCTATCAAGTTCTTCCACAATTAATGCCTCTCCACTACCTACACCACCGACCATGTTCAGATTTACATTTTTATTAAAATTAGAATATTTCAAAATATTTTTTTTCCTTGGATGTATTTTGAATTTGAATGTTTCAAATGTATCGACATTCATAACAGTAAAGTAATCACTTTCAATATTGTCAAGTTGTTTCAATTCATCATAACATCTTTTTGCACCTCCTTTTAATGAAGTTGCTTGATACAGTTTATTACCAACAATGGGATATATCAATTGATATTTATATTTTGTTTTATACACTTGCATACTTATATTTGTATCCTTACTATAATATAGTTTATTATTATTTATTATTTTTAATGTTTATAAAATCTGTAAGATTTTAATATTTATAAAAGTTGAATTTTATTATAATAAGGTTAAAAACCATTATTTAAAAATACGAATTATATAATTTTATTCAATGGTACTCAGATATGACATCAATAAGGTTATTGATAATGAAATAAAATATGTAGATTTAGATGCTGTTGCACAAAAAGCGAGAACAAAAAAATACGCTTCTGTATATGACGATATCAAAAAAGAAAATAAAAATTTACCTAATAATAATAATGATGTATTGTTTCAAATATTAGATTGGAATCCATATCATGAAGATGATGACAACGGACAAAAAATTTATGCAATAAGATTGTTCGGTATGACAAAAGATGATAGAACAATATGTGTTAATGTCAAAAAATATACACCATATTTCTATGTAAAAATACCAGAAAATTGGCGTGCATCAATGGTGGATAGTTTAATGACGTATGTGAAGAAAAAAGTTTTTCCAAAAGAAAATTTAGAAGGTTTGATAAGTTGTCAAACAGTAAATAAATATGATTTCTACGGATTCACAAATTATACTAAATTCAATTATTTACAATTAACATTCAAAGATCATGATTCTATGAGATCTTATGAAAGAGTTTTTAAAAAACCTATGAAAATTTTTCAAATAAGTAAAGATGAATTCACCTTGAAATTATATGAATCGAATATTGAACCATTTTTAAGATGTATGCATATTAGAAATCTAGATTCTGTTGGTTGGGTTTCTATTCAAGCAGCAAAATATAATGTTACAATAGATGATCCAACCTTATCAGATATTAATATTGAATGTGCTTGGACAGAATTGAATCGTGTCGATGATAGAACTATTTTACCGTACAGAATTGCAGCATTTGATATAGAATGCAAAAGTGGTGACGGAACATTCCCACAAGCATATCGAGATGAAGATAAAATTATACAAATAGGTACGACCTTTTCAAAATTTGGTGAAAACGAATGTTATTTTCAACATATCATAACATTAGGAACATGTGATGAAATACCTGGAATTACAGTAGAAAGTTATGAAACAGAACAAGAAGTTTTAATAGCATGGTTGAAATTGATTACAAGAACAAATCCGGATATAATAACAGGGTATAATATATTTGGATTTGATTTTGTATATCTTAAGGATAGAGCTAAGAAATTAGGTATTTATGATAGATTTTCTAAATTAACCCGTATTAAAAATCTTAATGCAGAATGGAAAGAAAAACAATTAGCATCAGCTGCATTGGGTGATAATTTACTTAAATATTTTGATATGTCAGGACGTGTGTTGATTGATATGATGAAAGTTATACAAAGAGACTATAAATTAGAGGGATACAAACTCGATTATGCAGCATCATATTTCATCAAGGAACAAGTACAAAAACTTATTTTAAAAGCCAATGATAAACAACATGTTGATCCAGAATTATTTGAAAATTTCTTTGATAAAACAAATACGATAAAAAGTGACGAGGACAAAGATACAACAATGATAGAAACAAAAAGTACGTATGGTGTTAAGGAAGATAATTATATAACGATATATTACACAGATGGAATTGCAAATAATAAACATATGGATGGTAAAAAATTTAAAATTAAAGAATTAACAAAAACTACACTAACCGTTTACGGTATCATAAATGATGATATTATTGGAAAGGGTTATAAAATTTATTGGTGTCAAGCAAAGGATGATATATCACCTAAAGATATTTTTAGATTACAAAAGGGTACATCAAAAGATAGAGCTATAATTGCACGATACTGTATTATGGATTGTGCATTATGTAACAAATTGATGGCAAAATTACAGGTATTAACAAATAATATTGGTATGGCAAATGTTTGTAATGTTCCCTTGTCTTACTTATTTATGAGAGGACAAGGTGTAAAAATTTACAGTCTTGTCTCAAAGAAATGTAGAGAAAAACAACATTTAATTCCAACATTAGCCAAAGAATTTAGAGACGAAGCTGAAGAAGAACAAGTCAAACAAGAAGAAAAAAAAATAGAAAAATTAATTGCTCGACTTAATGGTGATGATCAAGAAGACGATGAGGAAGAAGAAGAAGAAGGTTATGAAGGAGCTATTGTATTTCCTCCAATTCCAGGTGTATATTACGAACCGATTCCAGTTTTGGATTATGCAAGTTTGTATCCCCGTTCGATGATTCACAAAAATTTATCACATGAGTGTTTTGTAATTGATGACGGAAAATATGGGTATTTACCAGGATACAATTATAATATAATTCCATATATCACAAAAACGATTAAACAACAATATGATAGAAGATTATTAAGGGATTTAATTAAAGCGTATGATAATAATGATAATTTCATAATTGATGAGTTAGATGTCGATCCAGCAAAATTAAGACGTCATGTTATTGTATATGATAAAGATTATAATGGTAATAAACGTTATAAGATCGCAGATATTCAGGCTGATCGTGACAATATTATAATGATAAATTATGAAACTGATAAATTTGCAGAAAAAGAAGATGGAACCAAAGGTATTATTCCTGAAATTTTATTGGAATTATTAGCAGCCAGATCTAAATATAAAAAAGAGATGGAAAAAGAAACGGATCCATTTAAAAAATCTATTTTGGACGGTTTACAACTTGCATATAAGGTAACAGCAAATTCATTATATGGACAAACCGGTAGTGAAGTTTCACCAATTTTTATGAAATCTATTGCGGCGAGTACGACTGCTACAGGTCGTGAAATGTTAATATTTTCGAAGTATTTCATTGAAAATATATATGGTAAAATGATAAATTACGCTTTGACTGATAAAGATGAGTTTATGAAATATTGTTTTGAAACATTTAAGGATGCAGTAGACAAAAAATTCAAGAAAACAACTAAAGAAAAAGTCAAGAATCCAGATGGTACTGAAACTTATGTTGTTGTTCCAGAGGAATCATGGGATAATAGGCAAGAGTTCTTTGAGAAATTCTATGATAAAATAAATATTGTATTTGTTGGCAAAACAGTTAATCCATATATTGTGTACGGAGACAGTGTTAGCGCCGACACACCAATCATTGTTAAAAATGGAAATAATGTAGAAATTAAACAAATTAGTGATGTAGGTAAAGAATGGAAACCATATGATGCTTTTAAAAATAGTGAAGTAAACGAATATTTTATTAATATAATAAATATTTTGCTGAAGAGTAAAGACGATGTTGAACAAAGTAAAACGAGATATAAAAATGAATCGTTGATAGATGTAACGAAATGGTTTGGAGGAAAAAATATTGGCACAATTTTTATTGCAAATGGTCAATGCGTTGTTTCAATAGAAAGAAAAAACACTAAAAGAATAATTAAATCATTTAGCATTGCGAAATATGGAGAAAAAGAAGCTCAGAAAATTGCGAACGAATTTGTAAATAAAACTAATGATGATTTAGGTATTGCAAGAAATAGAATAAGAATTAAATTAGATCTGAATACAAGTGAAAAATATGTTGAAATACAATTAACCAATGATAAAATGATGTTGTGTGATATCGATGATTTGGATATTGTTAACGATAATATTTGGTTCGAAAATGATAAATATGCCAAATGTGCAGATGGAACTAAATTTCATAAAGCAATTACGAATAAATTAGTTAAAAAATTACCAAAAATAATTTCATCAAAAATAGAATCATTTTCGGTTGATCATATAAACCAAAATACATTAGATAATAGAAAGAATAATTTAAGACTAATTCCTGTTAGAGAACAATCATGGAATAGAGGATTATTTGATACTAATACAAGTGGAACAAATGGTGTAACATACATGAGCATTGGAAAGGGAGTGTATAAATATTGTGCTTTTTGGGTGAATTTCGAAGGCAAACGTAGATTTAGACATTTTGATTTGAAAACAGATGCTATTCAAGAAAGATTACAACAACAAAACTTAATACTTGAACAATTTGAAAATGATAGATCACAATTAATAAATGAACTTAAGAAATTGTTACTAGAAGATCAGAAAAATAGATATTCAAAAGAACAACTACAAATAAAAGGAAATATATATACCGATGATGGATGGTCGAAAATAAATAGAATTATTAGACATAAAACACAAAAAAAAATGTATCGTATAGTAACTAATACAGGAGTATGTGATGTAACCGAGGATCATTCATTATTATCCATAGATAAAAAACAGATCAAACCGAAAGATTGTAGTGTGGGAATAGAATTATTACACTCTTTCCCAAATAGTTTTCATAATTTGTGTGTTAATATAGATGAACAAAAATATGATTTACCAATTTATGTGACTAGTGATAAAATAGAATGTGCTAAATACTATTATGTGTCAAAAAAGAATGGTTATAATGTTAAGATTGATATATGTAAAGACACATATGTTCTGATTAAAACTAAAGAACCGATAAAAGAACCAAATAAAATAATTAAAATTATACAGCTAAATGATATTACAGAATCTGAATATGTATACGATGTTGAAACTAAGAGCGGTAAATTCAATGCCGGAATCGGTGAATTGGTCGTAACTAACACCGATAGCGTCTTCTTCAATATGATGATTAAAGACAACAGTACTGGTATTGTAGGCAGAGATAAAAATGCTCTCATACAATGTATTACGGCGGGTCAATGGGCAAGTCATACTATATGTACACTTTTACCAGACTATCAAGAACAAGCATATGAAAAAGTTTTGTGGCCGTTTATGATTATAACAAAGAAAAGATATGTTGGTAATCTGTACGAAGATAATCCAGACAAATTTTATCAGAAGAGTATGGGAATTGTATTAAAAAGACGTGATAATGCACAGATTGTAAAAATAGTATGTGGTGGAATTGTAGATCAGATATTAAATAAACATGATCCGATGGGTGCAGTAAAACTACTTCAAAGGTCTCTTAAGGATATATTATCAGGAAAATTTCAGATGGATAAATATATAATAACTAAAACTCTAAGAGAAAATTATAAAGATAGAACAAGAATAGCACATGCTATCCTAGCTGATAGAATGGGACTTAGAGATCCGGGAAACAAACCTATGTCTAATGATCGTATTCCGTATGCATATGTTGTTACAGATCATGAAGTAGAATTACAGGGTGATAGGATTGAAACACCTGATTATATAACGAGTAATAACTTGAAACTTGATTATCTGTTTTATATTACAAACCAAATCCAGAAACCGGCGACACAATTTTTAGAATTAATTATTGATAACCCGAAAAGATTATTTGAGTCATATATAATTAGAGAAGAAAATAGAAGAAAAGGGGTCAAGCCAATTAAAACATATTTGGAGGAAATAAATAACAATAATAAAAATACCGATGATGATTTTAATATCGATGATAAAAACGATAGTACAGATGACGATATAAATAATGAGAATAATCATGACAATATGAGTAATGACGACAATATATTAAACAAAAAAAAAAAAAGAAAACGAAAAAAAAAACTAATTAAATATAAATAAAATAAATAAATCATAAAAATTAATATTATAT